AACGCCTGTATATACTGGTTGGTGAACATTTCGGAGCATCCAAGTTATGAACTTCGGCTGTGTGGCAAAGTTCCTGTTAAAAGCCGCATACACGGGCACGGGCGTGACAATCGAGTCCAATTGGTACTGGATTGCCTTGCCATAGGTGACGGGGTTGAGCTGCGCCGTCATGCCGCCACCACGGGGTCATTCCTGACGCATAAAACCGTTAACGTCATCCTGTCGTCTGCTTCCCGCACATTGTCTATTCGCCAATCAAAGCCTCTCCAATTGATAGAGTAGAGATTCTGGTTGTCCACAATCTCTTTGGTGTTCGGTGTGTAGTTCAGCGTGAAATTTACAATATCAGAGTAAACCCTATATTTATCGGAAATCTTTACATTGTTAGCCACGGAGTGAACTCTTGCACGGGTCTTAAACCATTCGGTTTGCGTAGTCGATTGCTCTCCAAAGGTCGATTTCCCAAAGGTTAGCGACTTGACCGTTATGTTTTCAAACCGTGCGATTGCCATTTATTGCCTCACATAACCAAAGGCTTGTAATTTCTTAAAAGCGTAGCCACGCCAAAAGGTATCTCACGCAAAAGACTGTCCGTTGTGTTTGAGCGTTGGTTGTATAGGTGCGTCAGCAGCAGCAGGCCAGCTTGCTTGATGACTGGGTACGCTGCAATCGGGTTGGGGGCCGTGGTGTAGTCAATCACAATTGGCGCAGTCATAGACTCGTTTACCGTGTTTGGTAAGCTATTGACAACAACCTTATTACCAGAAGCATCGTAATAATAATTTGAGCTTGCCACGGTCGTTAAAACTGGTGGGAAAGCATTTGACCAATACTTGAGTGAATTGATCTGCACCCCTGCTTGGTCTGGGTAGAAGTTCTGGCTTACCTCTGGCAAGTCAAATGCAAGCGTATTTTCGCCTGACATTTGCGTCCCGTACCAGACCCGATAACTTACGCTAAAAATACTCAAGCCTAAATAATCCTCAATGGCCTGTCTGGTCGCCAGCTCAATGCTTGACAGATAAGTGTCTTGGCTTTCGTCACCAAAAAGATTAAGCTGCTGCGTAATCTCGTCCAGCGTCAGCCACGGGGTAACGCTGTCCCTGTTGATCTGCTCAACCTTGACATAGCTAAAGGGGTTTCGCCCATCGCTTGATAGCCCGTTGATGAGACTGGACATTTAGACTCCTACAAGTCGGCAACCGGCAAAAGGGTCACGCACAGTTGAAACTAGGCGTTTTTCTGCATACAGCGTTACGAAGCCGGGAGCCGTCTGCTCCATCGCCTGAATGCTCATCACTTCAACATCCGCAATTGTCATAAATCTGGGCCAGTTTGCAAGGTAAATTGCATAGTGATCGCCGCCCACGGTTTCCATATTTGGGTTTGGAATTACAGGGAAACCAAAGATATTTGCAACTGCGCCGCCATCATCATCGCCAGCCTCAAAGAATAGTCTTGTTGCATCCGTTGCCGAAGCAACCAAGTTCCGCAAATCAGTAATTGTGTCCGGGTGCATCATCCAAGCATTGCCCGGCAAATTCCAATACTGCGCTGGAAACGCTTTCATCAATGCCACAACATCATCATAAGCAATAGCCACATCAAGCTGTGCAACCGTGGCGATTTCGTGCAGGCCATTTGTGATTGCTGTGCCAGAGCTGCCGTAGGCTGAAACAGCGCCATTAGGATAATAGTTTAATCCTCGCAAACCGTTAGTGCCGCCCGTGGAGGTGGTGCTTGTACCAGTTTGGTCGTTGTTCAAAATCATGCTTGCGCCTTCGAGCTGGGCAAACTCAAGCATCAAGTCTTCAACAAGCGTTTCGTTTAAATAATTGATGTCGTCCATTGCCGCTGTGCGAATTGGCAATTGAGCCGTAATCACACGGGTTGGCAGTTGCCAAATGCTTGTCGAGGTATTGGGTGAGCCGCTATTTGCAGACACCGGATACAGCCAAGGGTTTGTGGAGTTTGCCGCATTACCCGTCTTTGCCACAAACTGCACAGCAGAGCCAGAAGCAGGGATTTGCCTTGCCGCCTCACGGATTGGATTGCCAAAACGCAAAGCCGCAAACGCATTGTCAAAAAAGGTTCGGCCACCAACATCTAAACCCGACCCTGTTAAAGCCGAAGCCTCACGCAGATCAATGTCGATCTTGGAGCCAGTTTTAATGGTTTCTTCAATAGCAGATAAGATTTTTTTGGTGATGGTCATTTTGTTATCCTTGAAAAAGGGTGGGGGTAGTTAGCCCCCACCAACATGGCAACTGCTTACAATGAAGCAGTTTTTGTCGAACGATAACGCACAATCGAGAAGGGGTTAACCACCGATGTGCAAAGGCGTTTTTCGCCGTAGAAAGTTATCGAGCCGGGGAGCGTCTGGTCGTAGCGGCGCATGACCATGTTCAACCGATCAACGATTGTGTGGCCCCGTTCCCAGTCACCAAAGAACATTGGATAAAGGTTATCGGTTCCAGCACTTGCGGAGTAAAGGCTAGGCACATTGACGTAGTTATTAACAACCACATCAAAGCCAAGCAATTTGCCCACAATGCCATCACTCACCAGCGGAGCCATACGCTCAAAGATTGGTGTTTTGTTGTCGTCAACCAAACCACGAATTGCTGCAAGCATCAACGGGCTAATCATAAACTTAGTCGTTGGTGTCCAGTATTGTTGTGGCAAAGCATAGATAAAGTTCACGATGTCTTTAAAGACGACATTGTTAGCCAAAGCATTGCCGTTGGTGGTCAACTGGTCATAGGTTGCCAAGCTGTGCAAACCGCTTGAAGACCCTGTGCCAGTAGTGCCAAATGCCGCAGTGGAGGTCGTGCCGCCTGTGTAGGTAGCATTAGCGCCAGCATACTGGTTTAGGCCACGCAGACCGTTTGAGCCGCCAGCAGTAGTTGCTGCGCCTTGGTCGTTGTTGGTGATCATGTTAATGCCTTCTGCTTGGCTAAACTCAGCCAGCATATCGCTCACAACATTGCCTTCCAAACCATCGATGTCATCCAGTGCAGCAGTACGGATTGGGAACTGAACATTCAAATCTTGCAAAGTCAATTGCCAGATGTTCGTGTTCTGAGTTGTCAAATCACCGTTGTTTTGGATTGAATAACCCCAAGCCGCACCAGCGTTTCCGGTTTTTGCACGGAACTGATAGGTTGAACCATCAGTGCCGACTTGACGGGAGAGGCCACGCATAGGATTGAGCAAACGCAGCGCAGCAAACACGGGGTCATAGGCCGTGCGACCACCAACACCAGCGCCAGAGCCAGTCAATGCAGAGGCTTCTTTTTGGAAGGCTGCATATTGGCTTTCGTCAGCAAACATGACCAGTTCTTTTTCAACTCGGTTTCCGCCTTTGTAGAAGTCACGCAATTGCTCTTTTACAGAACGATTGACATCAGCAGTAACGGTCTTGGCGACCTTGATAACTGCGGGAGCTTGCACAGCAGAGACTTTGGCCTCTAGCGCAGCAACCATTTCCGCAAATTCGGCTTTAACGGCCTCAATAGCGGCAGGGATTTTTGCTTCAACAGCAGAAACGCTCTCGGCTTGTTTAGCTTCGATTGCGTCCAATTTATCGAGAATAACTTGAGTCATGATTAACCTTTCAGTCGTTTATCTAGGAGTTTAAGAAGCTCTCTTTGCTCTAAGGCTTGGAGAATCTTCGCTTCGGTTGCTTCCGCTTCTGAATCTCTCAAAATCGGTTCAGCAGGTTTTTTCACAGCATCTCGCTGCTCAATTACTTGCTTGAATACAGAAGCAGCAGCAACCGCATTCTGTTTAGAAACCCCTGCATCTCGCAAAGATTGTTCTAATTGTCGCAAATCAACAGAGCCGTCTTCCATGAAGAACTCTAGCTTGCTGACTTCTGCTTGTGGATTATTTGGATACATGACCACCGATACTTCACGCAGGCCACCTTTGGTGATTTGGAAGTACGCCTCATCACCCTGATCTGGCTCGCCATTTGCGTTAACCATTTGATAGTCTTCAGCGTATGCGCCAACGCTAACGCCGCCAAACATCTGGGGCGACTCTTGCATAATCTTGTAAAGGTCTGAGCCTATCGTTGTATTTGTATACATACGGCCCGTGGCGGTCATGCCTGTGTCGGTAAACTCAAATGCAGTCCACTCGCCCACGGGAACAGCGTCTGAGTTGTGGTTAACAAACATGGGAAGGGGACGGGCATTCTGAGCAAACTCATTTGCCCAATCCATAAAGCCCTCGGGCTGGTAGTTAAAGCGCCGACCGTCTGCACCTTCCCGTGCGCCCCATGTCGTTACTGTTGCTTCAATTTTACCCGTTTGTGATTCGCTTTTCGCCTCTACGATTAGTTGCGCTTCGCAGATCATGGTCAGATTTTGTGTCATTGATTACCTCATCGACTTTAGTTCGGTCAATGTCATATATTGTTGGGCGACCCCGCTTCTGTTGCGGTTTAGCTTTATAGCTTTGCAGCAATGCTACCATTTTTTGAAAATCAATGGGCATTTTTATTTGCCTATGTTCATTTTCTTAGTTTGGTTGCCACCGCCGCCGCCCGTGTCCTGTGGGCTAGAGCCTTTAATTGGCTCTTGTTTTGTCATGTCTTTAAGCTCGTCTGCCCCTTCAATGTTGGGCATACCCATGTATTCACGAGCCTCATTGGGGGTCATAACCCCTGCGCCAACGCCTGCCACAGCAAAGTTCATCTGGCTCAAAGGGTCGCCCTTTAAGAAATTCCTTGTGTCGAATTCTACCGACAAATTAGGAAATCCAACAAATAAATGTTGCTTGAGCTTTTGCTGCAAGTTAATCAAAGTCGGA